ATAACTGAGCTCCTTTCCTTTAGATTTAAGTGTAATTATAATGTATGTAATAAATTAGATAATGACGGAGGATTTATATAATGCTAGGTAAAATCATTAGATATGTATTATTATTTGTTGTACTTGTTTTATCATTTGCTATATATTTAAATTACGAGTGTATGATAGAGCCAGAGAGAGAAGAGTTTATGTGTTACAAAGGTAAATTAATTAGGTCGATGGAGTTGGATAATATTTACGTTGAGGTCAAAGATACTAAGTGTGAAGTCTTTGAAGATTTAATAATTGTTAATAAAGAGGTAACAAAATGAGCGAAGAAACTACAAAGTATCCAAGCTATTATAAAATAAGAGATGGGTATGAATTACAAGATTTACTTGATGATTGTATTGGTCATATTTGCGGAACAGAAGCCGTTAACCACGGTAGTATACTTAAATACGCTATACGCTACGGTAAAAAGGACCCAAGTATCGATGGTAAAATAGAGACATATCGAAAGATAATTACTTTTGCAACTGAAAATATTAAAAAGTTGGAGAAGGAAAAGAAAAAAGAAATGTCTTCACCCATTATGCCAGACGAGTATATAGATGACCCGCTGCATGATGAAGACTAAGATTAAAACTTATGGCCAGGTATGCCACTGCTGCAAGCAACCTGCAAAGCTATATGACTATAAAACAAAACAATGGTATTGTGGCATTACCATAGAAGCACTTGGATATTGTAAGAATGATAACAAAAAAAATAGCAATTGATGGCACATGGTTAAACTTGTATTTTTATTCGGAGGAGACAGGAATAAGAATAGAAGTTGAGCAGCAAGTATCAGGTAAACGTCATAAAGTTTTTCCTGATAATAAATTAACTTTTGAGGAGAAGTAAATGAAAGCTAAGCACGTATGTATATTAACAGTAACAATGTTTGCATTATTGCAATTTAACTTGTTACAAGCTAAAACTAAAGTAGTAGTTCCACCAGGAGGTACAGATATTATTGTTTGTACTACAGACGAAAACGGAGTTACTGTATGTCTATGAGGAACCCAAATGCCCCTCATATCGACTTCGGTTTTTTGAGGGGTGTTATTCCTATAAATGACAAGATATTACCAAGTAATATTGATATGGCTTATGGCATTAGTGGACATTTTCTTTTTGGTGAGTGGAAGCAACCAGGAGAGAATATTATGGAAGGTCAGAAGATATTATTAAGGTTTTTATCAGAACACCCTAAAACAAGCTTGTTGTTAATTACAGGCTTTTCTACTAAATTAGATACTCAGGTATTTGATATTTATCAAATTAAAGACCGTAAACAAAAACAAGTAGGTTACGGTATAGATCATTTAAAAGAAATTATTGCAGAATGGTCAACTAGCTTTGTTATCCCAAATAAACTTTAACCAATATTTAAGCTGTTCTCCCCTTTTTTCATGTTTTATCTTATCTAAGAAATTTTGACGTATTCTAAGCGGTTTCTTTGACAAGTTTAATGCTTCGCAATACCTTTGGTAGGGTTCTGAGTAATTATCTGTCTGGGAGCCATCTGGCAGCGTTATATCGCGTTTAGTCATCTAACTCCGGAATATCTGCATATATAGAGTCAACTACGATCTCGATAGAGCTACCACATGAGAGATAAATTGTAAGCGTGTCCTCTCCGTATACTACCTGTACTTCTTCGATAGTTTTACCTTCCATTATGTTTGCTATAGTATTAATATCCATAACTCTTCCTAGATGCTGATGACCGATTCTGACTTTCTTAGTTCTTTTATTGGTTTTTTTAACCTTCCCCATTTGCCGCAGTTTTTGCATTTAACCCTCTGATATGTATTGGTATTAGTACGTTGATAACCTTGCTTGGTTATTTTATAACTACCACAATTAGGACATACACAGTCTTCTGAGTACATATTATGGTTAGGATGGTTATTTATCCATGCAAGCATACGTTCATATACCTTTTCAAGTAAAGCAACGTCTTGGATGTTATATTCTTTCATCATATCCCATGCTTCTTTGTCTTTATTCATGCATCTTATCCAAAGCTCATGGCCAATATGTTTTACCTTTTCACCTAGACCTAATGCTTGCGCAACATAATCTAGTTTATTCGAAGGAAATTTAAACTTATGTCTTGATGTCTTTAATAAATCTATTTCTTTATATGGTGATGGCGGAGTTAAACCTAGTAGTAAAAACTCTTTATTTAACGTAGGTATATCAAATTTAGATCCATTGTAATGTATGCAGCTATCGCACTCATCTAATAAAGCATGTATCTTCTTTATCATTTTACGATGACTAGTTTCCATCATCGAGCTAAAATGTATTTCTTCTTCGCCCAACCATTTTGCAGCCCAGCACATTACATAACTCGACTCCATAAGTTGATTTAAACTGACGTTTTGGTTATACAAACCCCAAACATGGGCTGTATTAGGAGAGGTTTCTATGTCAAGTAGTAATATCTTCAAAGGGTCGTGTCCCTTTCTTATCAATGATTAATGCTTGGTTACGTGGATTTTCTTGCTTAAATGATAGATGAACCCATCGATCATACTCAAGAATAACTTGATCGTAATTTATGTTTGCCATAATGATAGCGTCGCAGACGCTACGGGGATTGCCAAAACTAGGGCAGATAAAGTCAACCGCCAAACCTTTTGTGTGGCTAGAAGTTCGCTTGCTTCCCAAATGATCGTTAAGAGCATAACAGCGGAAGCCGCTACTAATAAGCATAGGATGCCCAAGTATATTTCGTACATGTTCTAATTCACCTGCTAAAAAAGTTAAATTGTCGATAACTTCAACAGTTGGTGTATTATCGATACCCAGACGTGTTGCAGTATCACTATGTGTTAATTCTTCTAAACTAAAATGTGGACTTAATTTCATTTTTTCTTTGCTGATTCAAATAAACCACCACCAAAATAAAAGCCAACAATTGCTAACATGATCTCACCTAACCACATCTCATTAGCAAATTTCTTTGCTTCATTGACTTTATCTATATCTATAATACCATACAATGCGCCTAAAACACCATTTAACATAATAAAAACAAAGACTAAGGAAAACATCAATGCTAAGTATCTTTGAGCTAATTTAAATGGAGCATATGCTGCTAATAAGTCTGTTTTAGCTTTATTCTTTGCATGTATCTCTTCTTCAGTGGATGTATGCATACTATCAATAAGGTCTAAACCTTTGCTAATTACATCACCGCTACCTAATAATTTTGCTACTATTCCTAACATATTATCTCCCTAATGGATTTGTTGTTGCTCGTTTAATAATGTCTAGCTTATCTTCAACGCCTTGTATCATTGTGTTTACTTCTGATTTAAGATTTGCTGAAGTAGCTTCGAGTTCTCTTTGTGTTGATTTGGAAATTGCCGATGCCTCTTTAGATAGCACATAAGCATCAGCAGCCTTTTCTTGGAGCCTAATGTTTGCATCTAACGCCTCTATTTGTCTTTCTTTAACACTTTCTAATGTTAATTTAAGAGCGGCAATATCTTTTTCTATACCTTTAAACTTACTTGTAGCAGCTATTGTATTATTCATTTTTTCAATAAATATCACTGCCCCGTAACCTCCTCCAAGTACTATCGGTGCTGCGATCAAGATCAGTTTGACTATTACCTCCTTCGAGAAATTCAAGGTAAATGTCTTCGGTAAGTCTATGTTCAATTGGCCACTCCTGTGATATATTAAAGGGATCTACCAATTGTGGTTGGTAAAACTCCATTGGTTGCTTATATAAATCCATTGACAATGAAAGGCCAAAGCCATGAACAATATCTTGTTTATCATCAATGACATTATCTACATTATTTTCAGAATCTTTTTTGTTCCGATCCTGTTTGTTTTCTTTTACATCTTTGGTGCTATCAGTCTTTTCGCTAGCGCTTGTCTCAACGGTATTACTAGACTCGCTGAGTTCTTCTTTGACGATTGATTCTATGGTAGGTTCTGCAGGATTAGTCGATGGTACATCTATTACCGGTACAGTTACAGTATCTATTTGAACTGGATTCACAGGGTTTGTAGGTGCTATTGGCGATATTGGATCGCTTACGCTTTGTGTGCAAGTAGACTCGCTTTGCTGCCACTCTAGCCATACTGGCTCTCCGTAAGGATCTGGGCATTGACTTAAACGCGTTTCAGTAATTTGCCCATCAAAACCTTGCCCACATGCCAAATTTCTTGTATCAACTGACGCAACACAAGAATGACGGTTAGGGGTACAGTTATTGCTAGACTCAACCCAATTTGTCCAACTTGCTTGTTTACAAACATAAGATCTAGTCTCTTGTATTCCTCCGCTATAATTCGTGGCACAAGGTAATGTTCTATATTCGACAGTATCAATACATATAGGTTCTTGGAACTGCGTACAATAAGGGTCATCAGGCCTAAACCATTCACAGTAATGATTCTCAATAGCCACGCTAACTGAAATACCATCGCATACCATACTGTCTTCAAGATACCAACCATCTTCTGTTTGATTAAAGCTACAACTCCATGTATATCCATAACTACTCCAAATTAATAGGGTAAGTAACCACAGGCGGTTCATATTTATCACCATATAACTTTTTAAATACTTCTGGCTTTAACTCATACCAAGCATGTATTGCTGCATCGCCTACAGAACCACCTATAGGGCAACTACTTCCTGCTTGCAGCATCGCTTCAAATACACGCTCATCTTGGCATAAAACGCTAACTGCAGCTACTTTTAGTCCAAGATCATTTAAGACCTTAGATAATTTTATGCGTTCACAATTACTATCGGTAACAGTAGCTCCACCACTTATAGAAATAACACCTGTATTAGCTCCACCACTAACACCACTTTTACACATGTCTGATGAAAAAGCACTGATACTTGGAGCCATTGCGGAAGGCGTAGGCATACCAGAATATTTAATATTCGTGTCTGCCCCTAAAGCATTATGTACCCAAAATAAGGAAACTAATAACAAACTAACAATTAAAGCAGTTGTTCTATCCATTATTGAAAAAACTTTCCAACAATAAATGCAACTACAGCAGCTACTGCACTAAAGAACCACATAGCTACACGCTTACCACCTTTAAATTCATCTAATGTAGATTTAATTTCGTCTATAGAAGTGTCCATCTTGTCGACTTTGTTCATGATATGGTCTATGTCTTTTTTCATATGGTCAATCTCTGCCGAGTGAACTGCTACTGTTTCTTGAACCTTCTCCATCAGAATCCTTTCTTTTTGGTGCGTTGTATAAGTTAATAGGTGGAATTTTTAATCTATACCATACTATCATTCGCCTGTTTGCGTTAGTAAACCACTAGCGCCCGCAGTTGAATAGTTTTTAATAAAGTCAGCAATTTGTTGAGGAGTTCTGCTTCTTTGACTTATCCACTTATTAAATATAGCTTGACCAGGTTTAGAATATAATAAATATGAAGCAGCAGGTAATGCTAATACACTTGCAGGTATACCTGTTGCAGCTCCACCACCTAATAAACCTAGGTTAGTTAATAGTCGCATAGTTGTACCAGAATCTGCTACTGTATCGCCTAAGATACCGCCTTCTTTAGCTTCTCTTTGTAATATTGCTTCACCAGCAGCAGTTTTAGATTTACCTTTAGTAACATCACCTTTACGCGCTGCCATTAATAACTGGTTAGGCGAAAATGCTTCTTTAGTAGTATTAATTTTAGCTGAGGCGTCTTGTACACGTTTTAAACTTGAGTAAGACTTATTAATATCAGCTAATTTTTTACTAAATTTAGGGTTTTGAGTTTTTAAAGCTTCGTTAAATAGATCTTTAACTTCAGTTAATGCTCTACCATATGTTCCAAAGCTACCACCTTGTGTAGAAAAATCTTGCACTAAACTATTTAAATCAGTTTGTATATCTTTTAATGTTTGACCAGATTTACCTTTAGCACCAAGTCTTCTTGTGATATTAGTAACTTCTTTATTAAACTCTTTTTTAAGAGCCGGTGACATGTTTTTAAAACGTTCACTTGTAAGAATATTTTTCATATCCTTTTTAAGTTTATCATTTGCTTTTAATGTAAGTTTAGGTAATACTTCATCATAACTATTAGATATAAGCTGCTGAGCTTTGCCTACAGCACCTTGCACATCATCAACAACTGATATTTTTTTACCTAATGGTTTTAATGCAGAGTTAATTACTGACTCATTCCATTTGATAAGGTTTTCATTACGACGCTTGCCAACATTTCCAATTAAATTACCTGCAGCTTGTTCAATATCATCTAGTTTACCACCAAATGCTTGACCTGGTGTTAATGTAACGCCTTTTTTCTGTAACTCTCTAGCACCTTTTTGTAATGTAGGTGCAATAATACTACCGACTGTAGATAACGCACCACCAAACGCACCACCTAAGGCACCACCTTGTAAAGCACCTTCTAATCGATTACCGCTTTCAGCTCTACCTGCTCCACCTAATGCACCTGTTGCAGCACCACCAAGAATATTTTTACCAATAGTTCCAGCAGTTGTTGCACCTTTTAATGCTAATGCAGGAGTTAAAAAACCACCAGCTATTTCTAAACCGCCAGCAAGATATGGGTTTTGTCTTTCAAACTCTTTAGCTTGTGCATTTAATTGTTTCTTTTGTTGCTCGTAAGGAACAAAGTCTTCAGATACTTCCTGAGTTCGTAAACCCATTTGATCGAATATATCGCCTTTTTTGATAGGTTGCGTTTTATCTTGTAAACCTGCACCTAAGCCTAACATGCCAAAATCTTTATTAGCAGATGCTGCGGCTCTTGCTGCAGCTTCAGCTTCATCAGAAAAACCAAACGTTGCACCTTGAGCAACTTTACGAACACCTTCTGCAACTTTATTAATTTCAGGACGTTCTTGCTCTTTACGTGCTTTAGACTCTTTATAGGCTTTAACTACAGTTTCAAACTCTTTAGTACCTTTTTTGTCTTTGTTTTCAACAATCCACTTTGCATATTGTTCTGAACTAGCCATTAGTTGCTCCTATAATCTCGTCAGCTTGTTTTTCAATTTCAGTTTGTATAAAATTGTCAGAATTTGTTGCATCGCCATCATTTTGATAAGTTCTTGTAAACTCAGGTAATTCTAACGGTTGATAATTATATTCACCATATTCAGCCATATACGCTTCGTAGTCACGTTTTTCAGCACGAGCTAATAAATTATCTAATTCACGTAAGTTCTTTTCAACTTCTTGAGTAGACTGTGCTGTATTAAGGTTTTGTCTAATTGTTTCTAATCTTTCACCTTCTTTTTCAGTTAGTGAACCAAAACCACCGCCTGTTGCTTTAACTGTTGTGTAGTTATTTAAGAATTCTAAATTTTTAATAGTATCTAACTTAGCTTGTGCATCTTTTGCACCAGGTAAAATATTTGGAGTATTTCCACCAATAGCACCTGTAATTCTTGGTAAGTCACCACTGTTAATAAGATCACGTATTTTTTTACGCTCTTGTCTCATTGTACTAACACCAGCTGATAAACTTGTTCTAGCTTTGGCTTGATTTCCTTTTAACTCTTGTTTAACTTTACCAGGAGTGGTTGGATCAATAATTCTAGGAATTACTTCTTCGTTAGAAAATGGTAATATAACTGTTGATTGGCTTCTACCTTGCTTTTTCTTTTCAGAAGTAGTTTGGGAGTCAGCTTTTACATAACCACCACCGCTATCAACAGATTTATTATATGGGTTAGTAACACCATATTCGTAATACATTTTAGCATTAGTTTCAGCAAGTTTAGCTTGTATTTCTGGAGTTACACCGTTAAGAATTCTAGTATCACCATAAAATTGACCACCAGGAGTAGAATACTCAATCCAACTTTCTCTTGTAAAGTCTTTAGGATTTAATTTAGATATATTAAGATCGGTACCACCTTTAGCTGCAGCTTCTGCTTCTAATTTAGCAACTTCAGCTTGTGTTTTTCTATTTTGAATAATTTGAGCATATGCTTCTGGGTATTTAATTTGAAGCTCATTCATAGCAGCTTCATTGTAAGTAGGTTCTTGACCAGTTACTTTTTGCTCTGTTTGTTGTACAAAATTCATATTAGGTGCAATTTGAGTAGTTCCATCAGCACCAGTTCTTAATAAAGGTTGGTATTGGTTTACAGGAACTTCAGTAGTAACATCTTGCATTTGATATATATTGCCACGTAGTCTTTCAAGATCTTTGCGTTTAGTTTCAGCACGTTTTATCTCATCAAACTTTTGTTTCATAAGAATATCTTTTTCAAGACCAGCATATGGAGCATTAGCAGATTGCATACCTTGTAAATAACCTTTAGCAAGATAAGGTAAAGCACTACCATAATTT